GAAGAGATGGATGAAGATAGAAATCTTGACTTAGAAGCTGTCATCAAAGAGCTTGAAGCTGAAATCTCTGAAGCTGAAGAATCTGATGAGGATTTAGCCGAAGGTGCACACGAAGATGACGAAGATGAAAAGAAAGATGAATCCGTTGACGAAGAAGTTGTCACTGAAGAAGATGATGAAGATGATGATAAAGACGATATGGATGAACAATCTAAATCTTCAGGTATCGGAGCTGGTGATAACAAAGTTTCGCAAGCTAGTGCTGCTGACGAAGAAGATCCTGGTAAGGGTAAGATGCACGAATCAATTGAGTATTTGCAATCCGAGCTTAATGAATACAAAGAAGCTGTCACATTTTTACGTGAAAAGCTTCACGAAGTGAACATATTGAATGCTAAACTTCTATACACAAACAAACTTTTCAAAGAGTTTGCATTGACGAATGAACAGAAACTTAAAATTGTTGAGACATTTGACAGAGCTCAAACAACTCGTGAGATTAAGTTGGTTTATTCAACATTAGCAGAGTCTATGAAGAAAGAGAGTGTAGAGGTTAAGTCTCATGCTGTTCAAGAAGCAGCTAGTCGCAAAACTGGCTCAACCAAACCTACCTCTAAGAAAATTATCACAGAGGAAAGTGAAGTTGCAGCTCGTTTCAAAAAATTAGCTGGAATCCTTAAAAATTAATCTTAATTTGGAGAACGACAAATGTCTAATTATGTAAACGAATCTCTTCTTGATCCTTCCCCTATGAGGAAGCAGAAAGAGGAGTCCGCAAAGCTTGTCACCAAATGGGAAAAATCTGGACTTTTAGAGGGAATGGAAAATGAGTGGCAACGCTCTGGTATGGCTGTATTGCTAGAAAACCAGGCTCGTCAGTTGATTTCTGAGAACTCAAAAACATCTCCATCAGCCGGTGCTGGTGTAGGTGATGAAGAATGGTCTGGTGTTGCTCTTCCTTTGGTAAGACGTGTTTTCGGTAACATTGTTGCACAGGAACTTGTTTCTGTACAACCAATGAACTTACCTTCTGGTCTTGTTTTCTACCTTGATTTCAAATATGGAACTGCTCTTGCTGGTAAATCTGTAGGTGATTCTCTCGGTGGTAAAACTGGTCCTAACTCTCCATCAGGTTCAGCTGCTCCTTACGGTGAAGGTGGATTCTATGGTGTGGGACAATACGGATATTCCGATGGTAGTCAGTCTATGGCTGTTATTGAGTTTGGTAACTCACCAGCTAACGCAACTGCATCTTTTAAAGATGTTGATTTCGATTCAGAACTATCCGCTAGTTCAATGGGAACACAACAACTTTGGAAGATAACTGGTAGTATTGCTGGGCTTGAAAGAGCTGATTTAGCTGCTGTTAGATCTTGGGATGTAGCTCATGCTGGTGGTGCTAGTACTGTGCTTGACCAATTCACTAAAGTCATCGATGGTAATAAACTACAGATAATCGTATCAGGTTCATCTGAACCAGTTGTTGATGGTAACTATAATATAAAATATCCTAAGCAACCAACAGCTGCTACACGTGGTGATTTTGAAGATAGAGTTGGTAATGCTACTCAGGATACTTTGAACATACCAGAAGTTAACTTAGAACTTAGGTCTCTACCTATTGTTGCTAAGACTCGTAAGTTGAAAGCTGTATGGTCACCAGAGCTTGCTCAAGACCTTAACGCTTATCACTCAATTGACGCTGAAGCTGAATTGACTTCTATGTTAAGTGACTACATCTCAATGGAAATTGATTTGGAAATCCTTGATATGTTAATCAACGATGCTATCACAGTCGATTACTGGTCTGCTAAAGTGGGTAAAGTGTATGATGCCGCTACAACTAATTTCGTAGATGATACATTCTATGGAACAAAGTTCGAATGGTATCAAACATTAGTAGCTAAGATTCAGAAAGTCTCTAATGAGATTCACAGATTAACACTACGTGGTGGTGCTAATTTTGTTGTAGTTGGTCCTAAGATTGCTACAATTCTTGAATCATTACCTGGCTATGTAAGTCAGCCTGGCGATGGTGATGCTGCACAAGCTCAATTCGCTATGGGTGTCTCAAAAGTCGGTCAAGCTGCTGGTAGATACACAGTCTATAAGAACCCTTATATGAGTGAAAACCAAATATTGGTTGGATTCAGAGGGGCTAATTTCTTAGAAACTGGTGCTGTCTATTCACCTTATGTACCGTTAATTACAACTCCATTGGTGTATGATCCATCCGATTTTACTCCAAGAAAAGGTGTGATGACTCGTTACGCTAAGAAGATGATTCGACCTGAGTTTTATGGTTTAATTAAGTGTTCCGCTTTGGATACCATTTAATAAATCATTGAATTCTTAATGATCCTAAAAAGGGGAAGCTTCGGTTTCCCCTTTTTGTTTTCTTGAATTCTATATTTATAGTTAGGAGAAAACATATATGCCAACATTAGAACATATTTATAACGACCCATCATCATTCACATCTGGTTCAGGTGAGACGCCATATGGTACATATGATGGTGACGCTACATTTCAATCTGATATAGTATCTGTAACCAAATGGACTGCTAGAAGATTAGGACATCCAGTCTTACAATTGGAGATTCCATCAAGCTCCATCTATGCTTGTTTCGAAGAGGCAATAAGCGAATACTCACAACATATAAACAACTACAATATTAAAAATTGGATGTGGGAACAATATGGGGAAAACAACAGAGTTTCTGGCTCCATCGGTACTGGTTCTGCTAACCCAATAACACCATCGATTGGTCCATCTGTACAACTTTCTGAAAAATATGGGACACTTGCAAATGTTGGTGGTAATGTAGAGTTAAAAAAAGGACACATAACTTTGACAAGCTCAAAGCAAGTTTATGATTTACAAGATGTTTGGGCTAATGTAAGTGAGAGTAATAAAAGAATTGAAGTACAAAGAGTATTCAACGACAGACCAGCAGCTATAACGAGATTCTACGATCCATATGCTGGTTCATTCGACCAAAGAACCTTATTGGATAGTTTTGGTTTTGGAAATGTATCACCTGCCATATCTTTTATATTGAGACCTATATCTCAAGATTTGGTTAGGGCTAATCAAATTGAGACATCGGATTTGGTGAGGAAGAGCGCTTACTCTTTTGAGATACATAATAATAATCTCAGAATATTTCCAGTACCACAATCTGAGGATGATGGTAATAAGATATATTTTGATTACTATGTTAAGGATGATATCAGAAATACAAATAATGTAAGTGGTTCAATGCAAGGTGGTGTATCTGATCCATCAAATGTACCATATACCTTTATAACCTATAGTTCAATAAATGCTTCTGGCAGACAATGGATAAGAAAATACACATCTGCATTGGCTAAAGAATTATTAGGTATTATACGAAGTAAGTATAGTGCCATGCCCATACCTGATGCTGAAGTGACATTGGATGGTGATGCTTTAAAGACAGAGGGTAGAGAAGAGAAGCAACAATTATTGGAAGAGTTGAAAGAATTTTTAGAGTCGGTTAGTTTGAATGAGAAGCTAAAAGCTGAAGCTGAAGAAGCTAATGCTCAACAAGAGGTTTTAGCTAAAGCTCCACTACCAATTTACATAGGTTAAGACATGCCAAATAAAAAAGCAAAACTAAGAAAACAAAACAAAGCTAAACTTAACAAAAAGTGGAAGACTGAGGGTAGAACTGCTAATCAACATAGGAAGTGGTTAGAGAAGAATTCTGGACAGCCTGTAAATAGATTTGGGAAAAGATAATGGCTGCTGTAAAACCATTCTTTATATCAACTAAAGAAATTAATTTAATCGATTCAATGAATGAGGAATTGATTGATGAGATGGTAGGACAATCAGTTGACATTTATAAGATAGATGTCAATCATACAAATTCAAATATCTATGGTGAGAGTTCTACAAAGTATTACAATGTTGGGTTCAGAGTCAATTGTTTAATAAGATACAATGCGCCAGAAACTGCTCAGTTTCAAGAAGTAGGTACTGATGTTAATTCATCAATAGAACTTATGTTTCAAAGAAACAATTTGGCTAGTGGTAGTTTAAATTTTATGCCAGAAGCTGGTGATATATGTGATTGGAATGATTACTATTGGGAAATCAATGGAGTCACAGAACCACAATTGATATCTGGTCACCCAACATTCAATCATTCAATTAAAGCAACCGCTCATCGTAGTAGGTTGTCTAGTTTACAAATAGAAGAGAGAGTGAGGTAATGTATGTATTCAAAGGGAAA